TCGCTGACTTTGGAGGCGTAAAAATGTCTGAGACTGATGTGGTCTTTGTTGAAGGTCGCGGTCGCGAAAAAGCGATGGCTTTGTTGGCTATCGCCGCTGAACTCAAACTGCCGTTAGACGTTGTTCTGACAACCCTCAATGGGTACATGGTTCCGGCTGACGTTGCAAAGAAGTTCGATGCTGGCACGAGTTATGTGCCAGCAAAAGTTGAGGCGAAGGTTGACGCGCCACCGGCGCCAAAAGCTACGGCTGAGACTGAAGCAGAAGATAAGCCTGCACTTGTGGCAGAGAAGTCGGAAGCTAAACAGCCTGCGAAGAACGCTTCGCTGGAAGCGTGGATTTCCTACGCTAAGACAACAGGGTACGACAAGAAGCGCGCCCTGACCCGCAATGAACTGGTCGCCGAGTACGGTCAGAACTAACCGAGTCGCAAAGACACGAGGAGAGAATAATGAGAACGACTAAGCGATTGGCCCTCCTGAAGGGTCGTCGCGTCCGCGTCACGCGACTCGATGCCTGTGGGCGTCCTGTCTACGGCGACGACGCACAGGTGGTCACAAAGGGTTTCATCACGGCAACTTTCTCTGCACAGCTTGGCGAAATTGCTGAAGTTCGTGTGGAAAACGCTGCTGGTGAAACTTGCGTGCTCGAGCCGGCGCAGCAGACGGTTGAGGGGCTCAGCCTCGAGATCCAGTTCTGCGACGTCGACCCTGACCTGTTTGCACTGATGACTGGTGTGGGTGTCCTTTTCAACGCGCAGGGTGTTGCTGTTGGTTTTGAACAGACCACCGACATTGACATGACGTCGTTTGGGTTCGCTTTCGAGTTGTGGACTGGCATCGTTTCTGATGCTGGCTGCGGCGAAGTCGGCGACACTCCTTACGGCTACATGTTGCTTCCGTTCTTGAAGGGTGGCGTTCTTGGGGACTTCACCGTTGAGAATGGCGCTTTGAACTTCACGATCACTGGAGCGACAACGCGCAACGGTAATGCTTGGGGAGCTGGCCCGTACTACGTCGACCAGGACATTGCTGGCAACGCGGCTCAACTGTTCACCGATGTTGCACCGAACGCTTCTTACCGTCTGATGGAAACCCTTGTGGCGCCTCCTGAGTCTGTTGCGGGTTCACGCCCACTTCTTGACCCAGAGCACACTACGTTGACTGCTGTCACTGGCACTGTCACGGCAGGGTCTTTGTCAGTACCGTTCTCGGTCACCCCGGACACGGTTGCGGGCGAGAGTGTTTGGTACGACTTTGGAGATGGCGAGTGGGATTACGTTACGACCATTGGCGGCGACGAGACTCATGTTTACGCGCAGGCGGGTACTTACATCGTCAAGGCTTCGGCGAACGGCAAGTTTGTAACTACCACGGTTACGGTCACCGGCGTCTAAGCTACGCTGAAATCCAGTAGGGAGGGGCGGGGGTTTCCCTCGCCCCTCCTTTCATTTAGAGGAGCATCATGGATTTGATTTGCCACCCGGAGACTGCCTGGCCGGACCCGAACGTGATTCAACCTGCAAGTGACGCCACTGTCGAACAGGTAGCTTTGCTGGCGTTGCAAGTGCAGCAGGCTGAAGCGTTGGCGTGGACAACGTACCGTGGGCTGACGGGTAACACTGTTTCGATTTGTGCAACCACTGTTCGCCCTATTGTGGGTCGGCATGGGTTCCCTACCTATTTGAGTGCTCGAGATTTCGGTCTGAACGGCGGCGGGGCAACCCCATTTTTTCCCACCATTGTTGACGGCAACTGGCTGAACATCTGGTGCGGCGGGGACGACTTCTGCGAGTGCGGATCTCTGACACGCATTGCCATTCCGGGCGGAGTCGCAAAAGTAGATTCCGTTTCGGTCAACGGTGTTGTGCTTCCTGCTTCCGCGTATTCCATTTACGATGGCAAGTTCCTGCAACGCCTCGACGGAGAGTCGTGGCCCGTGCGTCAGGATTGGGCAAGCATTGCAGGCGAAGGTGTTTTTGAAATCACCTATTGGACTGGCGTCGTGCCAGACGTTTTGGACTACATGGCTGTAGCCCTGTTGGCTGTCGAGTTCCTGAAGGCAATCAAGGGCGAGAAGGGTTGCCGTCTGCCGTCAGGAGCAACCTCCATCGTCCGGCAGGGCGTGTCCATGCAGATCGAGGTGGACATTTTTGAGAAGGGCCTGACGGGTATTCGTGAAGTGGACATGGTCACTGCGCGGCGTAACCCGAACAGGTTGCGCACTTCTCCTAGAGTTTTGGCGCCAGGCTCGCGTCGTGCGCGTCAACTCACTTGGAGGGCGTAGTGAGTTTTGCTGTTGAGGTGATGCAGGCAGTCATTGATGAAGTTGAGGCAAGGATCGCCTTTCAGGAGCGAGTTGTCCCCCCTTCGTACATGATGCCGGGGCAAGACGTTTACGTCCCTGGGATTGGCGAGGGACAGTGTTCAGCGATTATTGCGACGTTGACTGACGCTTTTGCGACAGACAATTTTCCTGAGACCGCCCCTCGGAGTTGTGGCAGCAGGCAGGCTTTCATCTTCCGCTTTGGCGTGTACCGATGCTTCCCTACTGCGGAAGATTTCGGCGGGGAGGAGCCAAGCCGGGACGCCATCAACGAGGCTTCTGCCGAGCTCTTAGCCGATCAGGACGCTTTGTATTGTGGGATTCGTAACGGACTGGCGTATGCAGGTTTCACGCATTTGCTGGAAAGGTACACGCCGATTGGCCCGCAGGGCGGCTTAGCCGGCGGGCATTGGGTTGTCACCGTCGACTCACTGAGGGAGTAACTAATGGGTCAACGTATTTTCATTTTCGACTCGAGAATAGATGGCTTGTTTCAACCTCGAGGGGTTGTTCATAAAGAGATCGTGAAATTGACGGCAGAGACTAAAGCTCTGGCTGTTGCGACTGCACCGATCAACAAGTTTGGCGAAAGTCAAGGAATGGCAAACCGGCACAAGTCGGAGACGAAAAATCGGGGAAGGTACACAACCTCGAAGATCGAGAATACTGCCCCTTACGCTGCGTATGTTCACAATGGGACGACTGGTCCAATCGTTTCCAATAATCCAGCCCGACTAATGCTGGTTGGTAAGTCGGCTAATAACATTTTTGCTTTGAAGGCGGCGGTCAGTGGGCAGGACGCGCAACCGTGGTTGGAGAGAGCAGCCATGACAGCCGCGCGCAGGCGTGGAGTAGTTCGGTAGCCGATACGATAGTTACACAAACTACCAACCGGTTGTTTGCAGAACGGAAGAAGGAAGAGATGGACTCTCTAGAAATCCAGGTGCGGCGTCGTCAAGAGCCGCAAGAAACAATGACTCTCAAGTTCGACGGGGAAGAGTTCGAGTTCACGCCTCCCAGCGATGGGCAGATCATGTTGGCGTTGTCGTCTACGTCTGACGGCGCTGACCCTCGCGAAGCTATCTCCGCGTTGCTGCTGTTCCTAAAGGGAACTTTGGAGCCTGAAGCGTACACGCATTTACGTGGCGTTTTGAATGACTCTTCCGTTGAGGACCCCATGGACGTCCTTATGGACTTGTTTCAGGGAATGATTGAGGCGGTATCGGGGGACCCTACTTCGTCGTCGAGCGACTCTACCAACTCGCCCGCCAGAACTGGCGCACGCTCGACGGCTCCTTCGCGAGCAAAGGCATCGACCCCTTCGGCCTCGCGCCGGGCCGGCTCGCAAACCTCATCTACTTCTGCTTCACGGAGAACCTAGATAGGGAAGGTAAGGACTCTTTCGATTCTGTGCTTTTTGAGCCTCCTGTTGGCGGCAAGGCGAGCGAGGAAACGTTGCAAGTTGTAGCACAATCAGAGATGGCAATGTTCAAGGGTCTGCAACAGGCTCTCAAGTAATTAGGAGGCGCTCATGGCGACAACTGTCGGCCAGATCGTTCTTGACGTCGATGCTGATGGGCGCCTCCTTGAACGTCGTGTGCGGCAGATTGGTAAGCGCGGCGGAGTAACGGCGGGGAAGTCGTTTACCAAAGAGTTTGATGAGCAGCTTTCTGGACTCACAAAAAGCTTTCGTAACAAGGTTATGGCGCAGTCCGAAGCTGACGCGGGAGAGGGCGGCAAAAAGGCTGGTGTTTCCTTTTCGGATGCTTTTGGAGATTCGGTTCGTAGGCGCCTCAACAAGATCACCAACAACCTTGTTGAAGCCCTTCAGACGAAAGGTTCTTTTCAAAAGTTTGTTGATGAGGCTGGTGGAACGCAGCAGGCTCTCGAGAAACTGAATGGGCAGCTTGTTGAGCTGCGCAAGAACAATATCCTCAATGGCGCTGAGGTTGGTCGCATCAATGCGGTAACCAGAAGCTGGTCGAAGTCTCTTGATGAAAACACTGCCGCCCACCGCGCGTTGTCAACAGAGCTTGAAGAGCACAACAAGGTTGTTGCGCTAGCTCAAGAGGAATACAACGAGTCAATTCGTTTGCAGAAAGATTACGAACGAACCACTCTCGCTTTGGCTACCGCTGAAGAACGTCGAGCGATTCTTCTAGACCGGCAACGCGAAGCCGAAGATCGACTCAACAAGTCTAAAGACGGTTCGATAGTTAGAAACGTTCGACTTGAAGAGATCTCGTTGCGGCTAAAGACCGCTATCGGCGGGTTTACGAAAGAGTCGGAAAAGGCAAATAAAAGTTCCAAAAGTTTCTTCTCTCGATGGAAAGTTCTTCCTAGAGGTTTTCGCCGCCTAGCGTTTTTCACTGCACTGTTTGCCAGCATCGCAGAACAGATTGCAGTTCTTGGTTCTGCCGCTGGCTCATCACTTGCAGTGCTTGCTGGTTCGACTCAAAAGTTGCTTTCCGCTACTGCGGCGGGTGCCGTCATTGCATTGGGGTCTCTTGTTGTTGCCGGTGTAGGTATTGGAGTTATCGCTACCGCCTTTCGTGGCTTCACTGGCGAGCTATCCGAACTGCCCCCTAACGCTCGAGCCGCAGCAGTCGAGTTTCGCAAGTTTGGCGAATCTCTAGGCGAAGTGCGCAAAATAGTTCAGGAACGCTTCTTTGACGGCATCGCTGAACCCTTGGGCAAGTTCTTCACCGATCTCACTCCCATTCTCGGCGATGGGTTAGGTGCTGTTGCTGACGAATTGAACCTCGTGTTTCAGGATCTCATCAGTCGACTCTCCAGCCCAGAAGGATTAGGCAACTTTGAGAAGATTCTTCAGATCATCACAGATGCTTCCGGCCCACTGTTCACCGCATTTATCAACTTCGGTTCCGGGTTGGCTGAGGTGTTTATCATTTCGGGTCCGAGTATTCAACGCTTCTCGGAGTACCTGGAACGCATAACGGAAGATTTTGAATCGTTCACGCAAAGCGAAGAGGGCCGGGAGAAGATTCAAAAGTGGCTTGAGGATGGCGAGCTCCTGCTTGAAAACTTCCTAGAGGGAGTACAGGACGTCAGCCGAGCCCTTGGAAACATTTTCAAGGCAGGCGAGCCGCAGATCACACGGTTCAACAAGTTCCTCGGAGAAAGTGTTGACCAGTTTGCTGATTTCACTGGAAGCCTTGAGGGTCAAAACGCGCTCGAAACGTGGTTCAAGAACGGCGAAAGAGTTGTCCTTGCCCTGATGCCTTTGGTCGAGTCTCTAGGTGGCATGTTGAACCGCCTTGTTGACGAGGAAGCAATTCAGAACATTGAGGATGCTTTCTCAAATCTGACGTTAGCGACTCCTGGCCTGGAGTCACTTTTGGACACTTTGGGTCAGTTGGACATTTTTGGTCTAATTACGGACATTTTCTTAGGATTGATGACGTCACTCAAGCCCGTATTTGACATACTTGCGCCTATTGCCTCCATTATCAGCAACATTTTAGGGGCGCTCATAAACTCAGGCGGGCTTTCGGTAGCTCTTACAGTGGCGCTTGCCCCACTCTTAGGCATTTTTACTGTCATCGACACAATAGTTTCGCAACTCACGGAAAACTTTGCACCATTGAACGACATCATGAATGAGGTTATTGCTCTTGTCAATGAACAGTTGACATCTTCATTTAGAGATGTTGGTGTCGCTATTGGCAATGTGATCCTGGCCGTTTTTGGGCTAGACGGCAACATGGACACACTTGTTGCTGACCTGAGAACCAACCTTGTTCCCTTTGTAAGGGATCAGGTTGTTCCTAAAATCAAGGAAATGTCGGACAAGTTTGTTGAGGTTGCTGATGCTGTCAGGCTGAAACTGATTCCTTGGATTAGAGATGTTCTTGTCCCGTTTATCAAAAACGATTTGCTGCCCGCTTTGGGCAGAGCGGGCGATGCGTTCAATACTTGGCGGGATCGAATCAACAACGTGAGAGATGCGTTGTCGCCGGTTCTTGACCTCATTGGTCGGGTCGGACGCGCAATCGGCCTCCTTCCCAACATTCCTGGAGTGGCCGCTTCTTTCCCATCACAGCGGCCACGGGACAGAGCGGCTACTGGCGGTATCGTCACTCAACGCACAATCGCTGGCGAAGCAGGACCCGAGCTGATCATCCCGTTGACTCGACCTTTGTCGCAGGTTGATCCGAGCGTGCGGGAACTTGCCGGTATTGCGCAGGGAATGTACGGCAACGCGGGACGCATGGGTGGTCCGACGAGGGGTGGGCAGCCTGGCGTATTCATTGCCCCTGGCGCCATCAATGTGATTTCGCCTTTCGCAAATCCCGCTAACGTGGCAATGGCCGCTTTGGATGAGCTCGTTGAAATGATTGGGTAAGGGAGCCTGTGTTTACTGGTTATTTTGAGTTCGCTGGTCAGGAGATCGGTAACGCTGCTCGTGCTTACGCTTATGCAACAAGGTTGTCTCCTGCAATGGGTGTGAATGATCCTTTGCAGACGGGCACGTTGCCTAGCGTTTTGTTGAACTCGAATTACAACACGCCGGTGGATGATGTTGCGCCTTGGTATGACCGTGACGATGAGGACACTTGGGGTTTCTACGGCGCGTATCCGTTGGAGTTGACGAACCTTGATTCGTCTACTCGTGAAGCTGATGTGACTGAGGGTATTGCGGATGGCGGTTTCATTGGCCGTTCCCGCCAGACGTCTCGTGAAGTGTTGGTGCGGATGGCGTTGTATGGCAAAGACGCGATGGCGGTCAATGCCGGTTTGACTTGGCTTCGGGAGAGTTTGGCAATCAACACTTCGTCGTGTTCTTTGCATGGCTCGTTGTGTGGCACTAACGATTTTTCTTTCCTGTCTGCGCGTCCTGCGGAGGGGTTTGATACCACTACGGGCACTGAAAGGTATCGCCGGTATTTGCATGGGGTTGGGCTGACGGCTCCTGTGAGAGTTTTGGAGTCGAGGGAGATTGGTCCGAAGGGCGAACCGTGCGGGTTTTATGCTCGCGTTGAGTTTGGGTTGACGGCGGAAAATCCTGAGATTTTTCATCACCCGCGCATTGCTGAGTTGACTCCTTTGGCGGGACCTGTGCCTGTAGGGGAGCCTGCTGTTGTGGTTGTAAACCGTGCCCCTAATCCTTCTTTTGAGGACTTCACGACTTTTGCCACAATCCGGCAGAACCTTGTAACTCAACCCTCAGGGGAGGGTTCTGTAGATGATTGGCGTGTTTTTTCTACTCCGGGCGCTGCTGTTGAAGCGTCTATTGGAACGATAGACCCACCGACGGGAGCACCGTTTGGTCGTGGTTTCATTCGCTTGTTTTTCAATGAAAAGACTGGGCCTCCTTCGCAGAAAATTGGGTTGAGGTTTTCAATTTCTGTCGTTGCGGGTAAACGTTATTCTTTCGGCGTTGAAAGCGTTATCACTTCTGTGTTGAAGAGTATGGAGCTTTCTGTTGAATGGCGGACAGATACGACGGCTATTAGTGAGGTGGTAGCGCAAAGGTGGGATGCGCGCCCAAATCAAACTTCTGGCCGTCGTGTTGCTGAAAACCTTGTGGCACCACCTTTTGCCACTCGAGCGCACATTCGTATATCTAGCGGTTTCGGTCCTAGGGAAAGTTCATGGCCGCAGGGCAGCACCATTCTCGTCGACGGTGTGATGGCTGCTGAGGGGCAGTTCACTCCGAACTATTTTGACGGTTCCACTCGACGTTCGGGCGATGTGAGTTATGTGTGGGAGGGCGTGAAAGACAGTTCGCGGTCAACTATGCGAGCTCCTCTACCGTTGGGCATGATCCCAGCGGAGGAAACTTTCAAGGGCGGCAAGGGTGCCGCCTTTAGGACTGCGCAGGTTTCTTTGTTTGGCGGGCATGGTGGTGCGTACCTGTGGCGTGATTCGCAGTTGTCGGCGTTGCCAACCGACTTTGGTATGGGTGGGGATCTTTCGGATCTACCGTCGGTTTCTCCTGGGTTGACGTATGTTGCGAGTTTGCATGTGTTCTCGAGTCGAGATATTCCGGTGGTTGCACAGTTGACTTGGTTTGACGGCGGAGGAGATGTTCTTGCCGTCGAGGCGCTACCTGAACAAGTTATTGGCGCACGCGGTTGGTTTCGGTTTGCTGTTGATGGGGTAGCGCCTGCCCTGGCCGCTTTTGCGGCGTTGAAACTGCGTGTGCAAACTGCCACTGTGGATAGCGGCCCGTATCGCTTGTTCCGTTCGGGTGATTCGTTGTTTGTTGACGGGGCGATGATTACTCAAGGCCCAAACCTGTATGAATATTTTGATGGTTCCACTTTGACTAATGGCATTTTTGACTATGAGTGGAATGGCGGGGTTGACTCGAGTCCTTCTCGCCGGTTTGGTTTTGATCCAACACTTGATGATCTAGTTGACCCTCTGCTGCCTGAAATTATGGAACCACCCAGACCTCCTCCGATTCCTGATATTGCGTTGCCGTCAGATACGGTGTGGGGTCGAGTGTCTACAACGGTGAGCGATAGTGACGTTTACCGTTGGGCGAAGGTGTACCCGATTATTCGGATCACATCAAATGATGTTCAAGTGCGAAGAGTGCGTGTTGGTTTGACCCCTGACCCGTTTGCCGGCACGGGTGACCCTCAATATATTGCTGACATTGATCGTGGTTTCATCATTTCGTACCTGCCGCCGCAGGCAGTGTTGACTGTCGACTCGAGCGTTAGGCGTGCGTGGGTTCAGATTGGCCAGGGGCCTGCGCGTCCTGCGGGAAGTCTCATTTTTGGACTTGACGGCGGGCCAATGCAATGGCCTGTATTGGATGGCGGTTTGGGTTACGTTCTTACTGTTGATACACCCGATCAAGGTAGTGCCACTCCGGTTGACCTTGTCGTTGTGCGCAAGGAGTAGTTCATGTCTATAAAGCCGATGCTTCATACGGCTGCTCTTTATGACCGTGGGGGGACTCGCCGCTTAGGTGAGTTCAGTGGCCTTGAAAAGTTGACCTGGAAACGTGTTCGGGATGACATTTCGGATGCGAAGATCACGATCAAGGTGGGTGCTGAAACTGATGTGGAGTTGATTCGTTTCGCTGAACCCCATCGGCATGAGCTTGTCATTTTTCGTGGGCCTGAGCGTGTTTGGGAGGGTCCGATTACGTTGAAAAGCATGACGGATCGGACTGCGTCGATTGATGCTAAAGACATTGGTCATTATTTGGCTCGTACTGTCATGGTGGAGGCTGACTCTTCAGCGAACCCTAATACTGAGCCGGCCATTGAGCGGATAGATCGGATTATTCGTCGAGAGGTTGGCCGTTTGTGGGAAGTTGCGAATCCTCCGGCAAACATTTTGCCGCATCTGGTTTTGCATCAGTTGCCGACGGATGCGCTAACGTCGTCGTCAACGTTGTCGTATCAGATGACGGTGCATGAACATTTGGAAAGCATGGCGTGGCGGGGTGGTTTGGATTACGTCATCATTGGGCGAGCGTTGCACATTTTTGATGTCAACACGGGCTTGGGTCGTACTCCTACTGTGACGCGGGACAATTTCACTGCTGAACCTGTGGTCACTTATTACGGTATGGAACAGGCAAGCATTTCGTATGCTACTGACGGTCAAGGCAATGTGGGCATTGCTGGGCAAGCGGATAGTTTTTATGGCCCGTGGGAGTTGTTGGCGACGGCGTATGACGAGTCGTCTGGCGATAACCCTCCAAGCGTTGCCGAGTTGACTTCTCAAGCGCAACGCAACCAGGCTGGCCGCGCTACAACTCCTGTTGTTATTCGTATCCCTGACAATTCCGGTTTGGACTTGCGGGGCAGCTTGGAGATGAAGCATCTGATCCCCGGTATTCTTATGCCGTTGCGTCTTTCTGTGATGGGGGTAGAGATCCTTCAGATGCAGAAACTACAGTCGGTGTCTTTCACGGAGAGCTCTTCGGGTGAGGAAATCAAGGTGACGTTGTTTCCCGCAGCGAACCCGGACAGTGTGGAGGTTTAGATGTCGTTCGATCCTTCCCGGTTGACTTTCGAGGGAACCATGCGGGACATCAGGCGTTCTGTGACGGAGTTGACTCGTCGGCCCTCTTTGAATGGGGTCACGGCTCCGTATTTGACTCCTGATGTGTTGCCGCCGCCTAAGCCGCCGGTGTCGTTGGTTATTGCACAAAATCAGCCGTACCGTCTGGCTGATGGTTCAACGTTTATGGCTCGGATTCTTTTGAATTGGAATCCTGTTACTCAAAACGTGAACAACGTACCAATACTTGTCACCGCGTATGAGGTGTGGATGGAACGTGATGGCGGTCCTCGGACTCGTGTCGCGGCGACGACGGGTACTTCTGCTCGATTGGATTTCCCGTCGGGGTCTTTGATTCGTTTGTTTGTGCGGGCGGGGACTATCCGCAATTTGTGGTCGGCGTTTAGTGCTCACGTTGATGTGAATACAGCGTTGGATTTGGAGCCGATGGCGGCGCCTGTTGCTCCAACGTTGACGTCAAAGTTGGGGTCTATCATTATTTCCTGGTCGGGGGCGCTTACTAATGGTCCCCCGCCGAACAAGTTTCGGACAATCGTTTCTCAGGTGGCGGTTTCTTCGGCTGGCCCGTGGGTTCAAGCCGGCCCTCCGTTTCCTTCTGGGGGAACGATCATTACGGGTGAAACGGTTGGGGCTACTCGTTTTGTGCGGTTGATTGCGCGTGACAGTTTGAGCATTGATTCGCTGCCGAGTGTGAGTGCGAGCATTGTTGTGGCGGGTGTTGGTGCTGGCGATATTCAGGTTGGCGCCATTACTTTGCCGGACTTGGATGCAAGTATTTCTGATGCTATTTCTGGCGCTCAGAGTGACGCGGCGGCGGCAGCAGCGGCGGCTAGTGCCGCCGAGGCTTCGGCCAACGGCAAGAGTCGAGTGTTTCGGCAGGCTGGCGCTCCCGCTGGGACTGCGCACACTGTGGGTGACGTTTGGTTTGACGTTGACGACGACAACAGCGTGTACTTGTGGGATGGCTCGGTATGGACTGCTGCGCCGTTTGGCACGAACGCGATTGCTGAGGCGTCGATCACAAATGCGCTCATTACCGATGCCACCATTCAAAACGCGAAGATTGCCACTCTTGACGCGGCGAAGATCACAACAGGGTTGTTGTCGGCGGATCGCATTTCGGCTCGGTCAATTTCGACAGAGAAACTGCTTGTCGCCAACCTGACGAACCTGATCGAAGATCCTAACTTTGACTTGAACAGTCCTGTTTCGTGGAATACGGCGACGTCGAATGTGACCAAGTCGACTGTCACGCCACGGTCGGGCAGCCATTGCTTACGCATCGTGTCGACGAACACCCCTTATGAGGCGTCTCGCCATCAGACGGCCATTGCCGTTCAGCCAGGGGAAAGGTACTTCCTGTCAGGGTTTGCCCGCATGAGCTCTGGTGTGGCTTCTGAGGGCGGCTTGGAGTTGCGCATGGCTTACGGCGCCACTGCGGGCATCATGACAGATGTTGACCCTGTTGCTCAAGCGTTGACAGTGACAACGGAGTATGGCCTGTTTAGTGGCGTGTACATAGTCCCCTCGGATGTGTTCTTCATTCGGCCTGTCGTGTTCATGGATGACTCGGTTTCTGGAAACGTGTACCTG